AAACTTTGGCCATTGAAAACGTACCAACACCATCCATATTTGATGCTACTATGGGACAACAATTATATGATTCTTTTGAATTTCTAAAGGTGAGTGTTCTTGTCATTTCAACATCACGCCTACTTGATAATGTTGAGCGTTTTGGTTTTAATAAAACATCTTTATAATCTAGTTTTATTTCATTATCTAATCTCATTTAATCTCCAAATCCGTCAATTGCTCTTGAATGAAATACCCCTTTCTTTTTTTCTTCATCCATTTCTTCATATTTTTTTTTCTTTTCTTTGTATTCTTCTTCTGTTAAAGAATGCCATCCTACACAAATTCCTGTAGGTGATCTTTCACATTCACATTTACTCATTATCTTTATAACCTGCTTTTACAATATAATATGAATCTACAATATCAGTAACTGGATTATTTAATTTAATTTGCTCAAATGCTTTCATTAAATCAATGCCTGTATCTCTAACAAATTGTTCATACATTTTTAATTTATCTGCATTACCCTTACCTGTTGCTTTTTTCTTTATCACACCTGGAACTATTACATCAAATTTCTTTTTCTTTTTAAAAAGTTTATATTTTAATAGCCCCATATTCTCTGCTAAATTAAAAACAAGACCTTTACTTCCATAACTATAACCTTCTATAAAAATATTATTATCAGTATCACCAATATGATCAATCGCCCAATTTGAAATTTGGTCATGCCGTTCTGTCTGGGAGGTATAGGGTAAATGTGATCCACCTAGTATTTTTCCATTCTCATAAACATTATTATATTTTTTTACATTCGTCAAATAATATATAGTACAATTTTTCCAATCAAATTTTCCATCACATATACAAATAGCAGGAGTAGTTAAACTATAATCAATTCCAATTATTGTCTTCTTCATCTTCACTATTATATATTACTTCATTATCATCTTCAAATTCTATACCAGAAGCACTTCCACAAAACGGACAAGTATCAGGCTCTATTTCTACATCTTCCCACTTTATCAAATATTTTGCCTCACAATGTGGACATGTGAATTTTGTATGATTAATCATTAAAGTTTAAATGTTTTGAATTGGTCTCTTTTTACATCTTGTTTTATACCACCAACAACATAACTTTCTATTTCAGTTTCTTGTGGTGCATTTTGCATTGACCTACTGTTAAACCAATGTTTGGTCCAAGGTAAAGGATTCATTGTAATAGATTGTTCATACTTAACATTTAATCCTATTGCTCTCATACGTCTATTAGCAGTATACTCTACATAATTATGTAATAATTTTTCTGATAAACCTATCATAGAACCTTTTGAAAATAAATGCGTTGCCCACCGTTTTTCTTCTTGTACAGCTTCATCATATAATTGATATAATTCTTGCTGTGTATCTTTTATAACTTTATTCATTACCTTATCATTTTCAGGACCTCTATAATTATTAATAATTCTTTGAGATATAGCAAGGTGTTGGTTTTCATCCCTAGCAATTAATGATAATATTTTAGCACTACCTTCCATTAATTTAAGTTCACCAAATGCAAACGAACAAGCAAATGATACATAAAATCTTAATCCTTCTAATATGTTTACAGTTATCAATGCTAACCATAATTTCTTCTTTAGTTCATACTCATCAATATCTTTAGAATCCATCTTGTATGCGTATCCTAATGCGATTAAATCATCATATTTTTGAGTTACAGACTTAGCTCTCCTTTGTATTTTCTCATCTTCTATAATTGTATCAAATACATCACTAGGGTCTGGATATAGATTTTTAATGATATATGTATAACTTCTACTATGAATTGTCTCCATAAAATCCCAAGTAACAATACAACCTTCTAATTCTGGTAAACTTACAAAAGGTAAAAATGCAAGACACGGTCCCCTACCTTGCACACTATCAAGCATTGTTTGATATTTTAAATTAGATGTAAAAATAAACTTTTGACTTTCAGATAATTCATTATAATCATTTCTATCTTTTTGTAAAGATATTTCCTCTGGCCTCCAAAAATAACCTAATTGTTGCTGTGTTAATTTATCAAAGAAAGGATATTTAAATGTATCATATCTTTGTACAGCCAAGTCTTCACCAAAAAACATTGGTTGTTTTGTAGAATCTATACCCTTTGTTTTATTAAAAACTGTTTTCATTATTGTATCGGTTTCTCATATTTAATCTTACTCAGCTTTTCACAAGCAGAGCAATCACATTTCTTACAAATCTTATCACCAGTTTTATCAAAAAACGGCTCAGGACAATGAGCTTCATTATTACAATTTTTACATTTCTCCATTTCTTTTTATTTCCTTATTATTAGCTCTAATGAGCTTTTCTAATTTTTTATCAATAACAACGTAAGCCATTCCTAATAATACAAATCCTATAAGAAGGGTAGCAATTAGAAACACCTTAGCCATCCTTTATTTTCTTTCCTTATCTTCATAAAAATAATCATCCGTATCTCCAAATGACCATCTAGCTTCCTGTTCACAATAAAAATACCTTGTAGATACTTTAAAGTCAGGTTTCTTTAATTCTTTAGGTGTCAAAGATTGTTCATACCATAACATACGATTATTAGGTTGAGCAAAAAATTGCCCATTTTCAAGTCTACCAAAATTAAACTGTTTATGTTCAGACGGCACCTCAGCAACTCCACTATTTATCAAATTTGAATCACTATGACAACTATCTATAGTAAACATATAATTTCCTTTCATTTTTTGTCCACCCTTTAGCCATATTTCAACATCACAATTCTTTAATAATTGTTTATACCAAATTTGTATATCATAACTAAAACAGTCCCATAATTCTATTGTAGCTAAAGGTAATTGCTCTTCTTTTTTAATATCTTTTTTCCATACTAATGCACTTAAAGGAAACTTATCAAAACAAGCTCCATATTCAGGTAAATATGCTTCAAAATATAATGCTCTACCTTGTAGAGATTTTACAGCAATTAAAACACATTCAATTAAATCACCATGTCCTTTCATTAAATCATAGAGATATTCCTTTTTAATCCAACACTTTATATATGGTATATTTGCTACAAAATTCATTTAAATTTTACAAGGATCGCAATCCTCATCCTCTACCTTCTTTGGTTCTTCCTCATAAGTCATTGGATGAGCAGGCTCATCTTCATCCTTTTTACTATCATATGTATTTTGATAATAAGAAGTTTTCCATCCCAATCTATAAGTGTTTAATAAGTCATTAGCCATTACTGACAATGGCACTTTACCATCTTCATAATGTTCAGGATTATATGACCAATTAGCTGAAATAGCTTGGTCAAAATATTTTTGCATTACTGCTACAATATTAATATATCCTTCATTAGATTTCATATCCCATAATAATGTATAATTATTTTTTAATTTATTGTACTCTGGTACTATTTGTTTTAAAGGGCCTTTTTTAGATTTTTTAACAGTTAAGTAATCTCTAGGAGGTTCAATACCATTTGTTTCATTTGATACAACCGATGAAGATTCTGATGGCATCTGTGCTGATAATGTACTATGTCTTAACCCATATTTCTTTATTTCTTTTCTCAATTCTTCCCAATCATATGCCAATTTTCTATCTACAATTTGATCTACTTCTTTTTTATATGTATCAATAGGTAAAATACCATCTGCATATTTTGTTTTATTAAAGTATTCACATTTATTTTTTTCTTTTGCTAGTTCAACGCTGGTTTTTAAAAGATAATATTGAAATGCTTCCGTTAATTTATCTATTTCTTTCCAAGCCTGTTTTTGCTCATAACTATAACCTTTTTTAGCAAGAAAATGAGCAAGACCTATATAACCAATTCCTAAACTTCTTCTTGCCTTTGTAGATTTTTCTGCTGATTTAATAGGATATGCTTGATGTTCTATAATCTCATCTAAAGACCTAACCGCTAAATCACACAATGGTTCCAATTCTTCTGGCCTGTTTATCTTTCCAATATTAATAGCAGATAAAATGCATAAAGCAATTTCTCCTTCTCCATCAATATGTTGTATAGGGTCTGTTGGAAGTGTAATTTCTTGACATAAATTTGACATCCAAATTCTATCTTTAAAAGAAGAATGGTCATTACAATGATCTATATTCATAATATAGATACGGCCTGTTTCAGCTCTCTCTTTCAATATATCCATAAAAAGTTCTTGAGCTCCTATTTTCTTTTTCCATATAGATGTTTTTCTCTCCGTTATTTCATAGAGTTTATCAAATTCTTTTGAACCCCATGCTTTATATAAGTCAGGAACTTCATGTGGTGAAAATAAAGTTATATCTTCATCTTTAATAAATCGTTCATAAAATAATTTTGATAATTGAATTGAATAATCTAATTTTCTTACTCGGTTGTCTTCCGATCCTTTATTGTTTTTAAGTACGATAATATCTTCAATTTCCTTGTGCCATATAGGGAAGTGAACCGTTGCACTACCACCTCTAACACCATTTTGGGTGCAACATTTGACTGTTGCTTCAAACTTTTTAAGGAATGGAATAACTCCTGTATGTTGGACCTCACCGCCCCTAATCCTTGAGTTAATCCCACGGATTCTACCTGCATTAATCCCAATGCCAGCCCTTTGAGCAACATATCTGCCAACGGCCATATCACTAGAAAAAATAGAGGATAAAGTATCATCAATATCAACCAAAACACAGCTAGCGTACTGGCGCATAGGAGTCCTAACACCAGCCATAACGGGAGTAGGAATATTGATTTTAAATTGTGAAATAGCATCGTAGTATTTTTTAACATAGCTCATCCTTTTGTTTTTTGGGTATTTTGAAAATAGCACAGCTGAAATCATCATATACATAAATTGTGGTGTTTCGTGTAACACACCTGTTGACCTATCTTGTACCAAATATTTGTCTATCACCTGTCTTAATCCTGCATAAGTAAAATCATAATCTCTATCATGCTTAATCCAATATTCCATTCTATCAAATTCACTACGGTTATAATCTGCCATAATTTCTTTATCATATGAACCTATGTTTATTATTCTTTTTACATGGTCATAAAAATGTGGATGGTCCCATAATTTATGAAATATACCTTTTCGCAAACTAAATAATAAAAGACGTGAAGCAACATAAGTATAATTTGGATTATCTAATGATATTAAATCTGAAGCAGATTTGATTAATATTTTTTGAATTTCATCTGTAGAGATATTGTCATAAAATTGTAAATCTGCGTTCATTTCAACCTGTGATGAGGATACACCAGAAATATCTTCACAAGCATATTCTACCATACTATGTATTTTATCAATATTTAATACTTCACTTTCCCTACTATTTCGTTTGGAAACATTTATAGACTTATTACTTGATACCATTAATCCTCCTAATTAACAACGCTTGTATGTATTTAAATTTGTAAGTGCTGATAAACCTGAATAGGTATTATCGAAAATATTTTTTTGGATTTGTTGTTTTGTCTTACCTTTAATAATCATTTCGTTAATATCTTTTTCCTTTACATTATCTGGCCATATGACTATCATATAACCATTATCAATTACTTTATACATCCTATCAATAATTTGTTTATTTCTAGGCTCATTATCAAAAACAAAAACAACATCTTTTGTTTCTACAGGCAATATCAAATCAGCTCCAGCGGATGCTATACAATTATCTATAAATAAACTATCTAAAGGACCTTCTACTATATGTAATCTTTTATGAAAATTAACACGTTCAAGTCCATAAATTTTTTGTTTATTCTCCTGTAACTTAATTGTTATGTATTTTGGTTGTTCTTTTCCAAATGCTCTACCTTGAATTGCAAAAACCTCATTATCAACATCATAAAAGGGTATAATCAATCTTGGGTGTTCATACTCCTTATTTAGTTTAACAAACGTCCCTGGTCGTATCGTATTTACATACTCTTGGAACTTATCACATAAAAAAAGTTTTGAAAAATATTCTTCAGGTATTTTTCTATCACTTAAATATTGTCTAGCAGGATGGTTTATACTTATCTCACTAAACGGTGTTAGTTTTTGTAGGGGCGAAGATTTTAATTTCTTTTTTGTTTCATTTTTAAATTTTTTAAATAAATCTAATTCAACTGATGGTTTATTACCTTTATATTTTTCTAAAAGATATTGGTCATATAAATTTCGGTCTACTATTTTTATTAAATTAGCTAAATTGTGGGACGCCCCACAATTATGACACTTGAAGAACATATCTACTTTTATTCTATACAAATATGCTCTTGCTTTTGTTTTACTCTTTTTAGAATCCCCACATACAGGACATCTAAAATTAAATAAGTAATCTCTTTTCTTTTTAAACTGCTGTAATCTTGGTTGAATTTTGCTAATATAATCTAAATCAATATAACTCATTTTAAATACTATTCTATTGTATCAAATTGTGTGGATTTGTCAAGCTTTTACAAGTGGCACAAACCGCACTCCAATTAATGATTCTGTATCATACGTTGGAATTGCACTTGGTTTATAAACACTTCCTTTATGTGTACCATCACATATAGGATGCTTTTTACTCTTACCACAATTACACATCCATTTTGTACCTGTTTTTGTAATCAATTCTAATTTACCGTTATAAGGTATAAGCATTTGTCCCCCAACTTTTAATTGGTCAACTAACAATTGTGGAATTTCATTTGCCATTGCTGTAACAATAATTTTATCAAATGGAGAATTTTCATCCCAACCTTTATAACCATCACCAACTTTTAATTGTATATGTTTATAACCTAATTTCAATAATAACTTTTGTGTTCTTTGTGATAATTTAAAAATTCTTTCTACTGAATATATATCTTTTGCTAATTCTGCTAATAT